GTTCCAGCAGAAGTAATGTCGAACGTCGCCGTCGCAATCGTCCCGCCTGCTGCGTTCGTGTCCGATGTGGGCGCAGTGAATGTCAGAAGTCCGCTACTGCTTGCGGCTGCTCCGACCGGGTTCGCCATCGGTAGCGTCGCAACGACAGTGCCGCGAGCGTTTGCATTGCCCGACGTGCGAAACGCTAGTACCGCAGCAGTCGCAAGATCGGTTCGTACTAGGTCGGAAACCTTCTTGCGAAATGCGTCCGGGTGTGTGGTGGTGCCTGCCATGTTTAGGACTCCTTTGGCTGTTCTGCGGGTTGCTCGGTTTCATGCGATGTCGTACCGATCAGTTCATACGTCTCGGTCAGCCCCGTCGCTTTGCGGGTGATGTGAATAGTCATGTGCACGGCTGCCGGACCCGCATTGGCTTCGTTCTGTTGGTCTGTCATGCTCTCACCCCTTTGATTTTCTTCGGATACCCGTCTGGAGTCCTATAAAGTCACGCCTGCCCCGATGGTTCAATCACACGGTCGATGACCCGCACAATGTTCCCCTGCTGGTCGCGGACGGGAATGCGCTCGCGTGGCGCCATCGTTGCAGCCATCAAGTCTTGCATCTGTTGCGCTAGTTGCTGATTCGCTGCGCCCAGGGCTTGCTGCCCGTCCATGATCTGCAGCAGTTCAGGCGACGGGCCTTCTGGCTCCTCCGGCTCTTCTGGCTCTTCTGGCTCTTCTGGCGCTTGCATATGCGCTTGCATGATGGTGTCCTGCACCTTGAACTCATTTTTAAGTCGCTCGACATCCATCGCGCGCATGTAGGCCGCCTCGTCGCTCCTAGCCTGCGCTTCGGCCTTCATCTGCTCTACGCGGATCGTCGTCTCGGCGTCAATCTGCGCCTTCGGGATCCCCTTGCTGGCTTTCTCGAGCTCGCCGGTCAACATCTCGGCATCCTGCGATAGCTCGCCGATCATCCGGCTTGCCTGTTCCATCGTCACGGGACCGTTCGCCGTCATCACCATCGGCTGGCCGTCTTCGCCTTCCTTTTCCTGCTCTCCGAGGATTTCCGGAGGGATCGTGCGCTTGATGCGCTCCGCGACTTCTTCGGAACCGTGGAAGTCCATCGAGCCGACCACCTTATCGCCGGCCACATCCATCAGTTTGGGCCAATTCTTGCCCAGTTCGATCAGAGCATCGGTGGCCTCTTGCCTGGCCGTGCTGTACGCGGGGCCGACGCTGATGGTGTAGTCATACTCGGTATTCGTGATGTCCACGGCGTCTTCAGTCGCGCCATTGATGGCCTTCGATTCGATCTTTTCGTCCTCGCCCATGATCTTCACGATACGGGCTCCGTCGTAGATACGAGGAACCATGTCAATCAGGCACTTGATCGCGTGGCGATACGTGATCTGGCTGTTGTCCTGATAGTGGAAGTTGGCCGTGTCGCCCTGTAGCTGCTGGGCGCGCTCTTGAATGCCGCTGGTGGCAGTTCCACGGGCCCCGATGCTTGAATCGAACAGGCCCGTCGTGGCCTTAATGTCGTCCGACGCCGTGCGCGCCATCGTGATCGTGCCGATGGGGACATCCGCCATCGGCTGCCGAGACGGCGGAGGGGCCAACGTGCCGTCGAGCGTGACCGGCCTGTATTCGAGATAGGGGAAGCTGCTGGTATTCGACGCAGCCCATACATCCTCGTATCCCGAGAACTGGCCCTCGGCGCCGATATAGGGGGTTTTGCTGCGCAATGCGACTTCTTCAGTCGCCGCGGTCATCCAGTAGTTGTACATCCGCGCTGGGTCTTTGGCGTGTCGCACCAGGCCCGACCGGATAACCTTTCCGTCCAGGTCGATCTCATCGCCGAACACGCAGAAGACCGGAATCCATCGGCACGGAATCTCGACGGTCTCCAGCACGTCAACCGCGGTCAACAAGCGCCACATGACCTTGCGCTTACCCGACTTGCGACGCATGGGCTTGCCGGCCTTCATCTGCACCATCGGGGGAGGGATGACTTTCGCCATCTCGTCCTCCCACATCGGCCCCTGATCCGTCATCACGAGCCAGGCCGGGCTCACCTCCACCTTGTAGAACTCCGACACCCGTACGAAGTCAGACCCCAGCCAGTCCGCAAGGGTCTGGTCTCCAGTGCCAGCCGGCACACCCTGAGCGCCAGAGGCGTTAGCCAACGGATACTTGCGCTTGAACTCGGGCCGCGGCATCTTCTCCGAGATCATGCAACGCATCTGGTCCGAGCCGTCGAGCTCTTGCACGCCCGGGTCGAGGTACACCGTGAAGGCGTTGCGAATGCGTTTGAACGCGATCTCTTGATCGAATGTTTCCTCGTCGCAGTAGCGCGTTATCAGGCGGTAGAACCCGAACCCTATCGTTGCCGCGCTGTTTACCGCCGTGGCCGTAGCAACACTTGCATTGCTGGCGTACTCAATATGGCGCACTATGCCCTGAACCACCTCGGCCTTTTCCTCGTCGTCATCCCCGACCGGATGAATCTTGGCTCCCATCTTGTTCTGCCGCTGGTCGTTCGTGACTTGATGCAGGAACGTCGGTAGCTTGTTGATGGTCAGGCACGGCCGTCCAGAGACTGCCCGCTGCTGTCGATCGCGCGGGTCCCACTGCTCGCCACTGATGAAGGTCAGGTCTTCGAGCGCGGCATTGCGGTTCTGGTCATCGGCTGCGATGCACAGGCGCAAATAGTCGCGGGCCTCGGCAAGAATGGCCGTGTCGCCAGTGCCTTCGGCTTCGTCTGGTGCGGGAGTGTTGCCGTCAGCCATGTAGAGCCTCACAAGCAGCGGAGACAGGCGCCAGCCGGGTATAGAGCCCAGGCGCGCGGGCCATCATCACAGGCTCGGACTGGATCTGACGGAAGCCGAAACGTGCATACCAGTCGCGCAGCATGCCGGCGCTCAGGGCTATGTCGTCACCATATGGGCTCGGCCAGAGCACCAGCACGATACCGGCCTGATCGGCCTCATCGCATACTTCACGCATCAGCTCGGTTGCGTGCCCGTTGCCCTGCTCGGCGGCCGGAGTGTGTATCTTGACGATCTCGCGGGTCCGCTCGCGCAGGTGCTTCGGCAGCGCCATGCTCACACGAACCTGCAACGATGCTGGCCCGTGCGAGCGTGGCCCGACCTTCACTTGACCACCAGATCAGCGGGCTTGCACACAGAGAGACAGTGCCCGTCGCGGTTGCCCTCGGGTGCGCCAAAGGGTCTCCCGTCTGCAGTCGTGACCTTCACGAACTCCGCGAACGATCCTTCGCCAGGACCGATGTACTTGAGCGCGCGGCCCGCGTTCGGGCCACGGCGGAAGGTGTATTCGACATCACGCGAAAAGCGCATCACGGCCGGGATTTCCTGCGCAATCTCGATCATGGGTGCAAAGTGTACCTAAGTGAGCGCGCACACACAATACCACAGTCAACCCATCCACGAGCCGGCGATGGCAGGCTGTTTGCGCGGCTTCTTCTCAACGCGTGGCCCAGCCACGACAGCCGGGAACAGTTCAGCCAAGCCCCATACGTGGGCATCTGCCCGGTTCGGTGACTTCGATCCAGTGTAACCCGCCGTCGAGAAGGCGCACATCTCATCCTCAAGCTTGGGGAAGATGCCGACGTGTCTGACCTTGCCTTGCTCGTACAGCGCAGAGAATGGTTCAGCCCGCTGCACCTTGCCCCTGCTGGCCGTGACCATCTTGAACGGAACGCGGGGCTTGCTCTCGTGCGCTGCAGCTGCTGCCTGAACCACGAACTTGACCATGCCGCCCCCGAAGTTTGTTTCGCCCACGATCAAGTCCGCGCGATGGTTGATGAAAGCATCGACTGCCACGCGGCCCCAGGTTGCCGGCCCCGCCTTCACGGTCAGGTCGGCCATCAGGTAGGCTTTGCCGTCCGTGCCCAGGCCATCGACCGTAATGCCTATCTCATCGTTGTCCGTGTTGCCCTCATCGTCGCCAGCTCCTGAAGGGTCCACAGCCACCACGACGCGAACCATGTCAGGCAGCGGCTGACCCTCAATGATGCGATAGGCGTCTATCATGCCCTCATCGAACAGCGCATTCGGCGTGGCATCCGCGAACTCGCCATCCTCGAACCTGCGCCGCATCCGGCCCGAGAGCATCGCCAGGCTCTGCAGGTACTCAGGCGAGAGGTTCTCCACGTTGTCTCGTGGGTTCATCTGGAAACTGACGTAGTTGTCCGGGGCGCGGATTGGTTCCTTCGTCTCGGGGTCTAGTTTCTGCTTGAACAGCTTGAACGTCCAATGCGCCTTGCTCGGCGGGTTGCAGTCATACAGCATCCGGGGCTTTAGAAGCGTCGGGGGTCTGCCCTTGATTACTTGCTCGACCTTTTGCGCCAGTCGCGTGAGAAGCATCTGCACGCCCGACCACGATATTTGACTGCACTCGTTGAGGTATATCGTTACGAACTCGAAGCCGAGTACCTTCTCCATGCGCTCTGAATCGTCCAAGCCCCCGATCCATATCTCGGACTTGTCACCCAGTTCGATAACCCAATCGGTCTTGTTGATGTGATACGGAACGCCCGGAAAGCATAGCTGCATGACCCGCGGGAAGGTATCGAACCCGATGGTCTGCTTCGCGTGGTTGAACCTGAATCGGGTTATCAGGTGCCGCGAGCCAGGCGCCTTGAGTGCCCGCATGACGATGTTTCGCACATGCAGGAAGGTCTTGCCGCTTCGCCCGCCACCGAACAGCATGCAGTGCGCAGCCGGGCCACTCAGCAGGGTCTGCGCTGCAAGCTGCTTATCGGTGAACTTGAACGGGATCAAATGTTCTCGTCTGTCGGGCTGGCCTGGATCGTCACCCCAACACTGCCGCTGAACTCGGTCTGCGTCTTGTCGCCAAACACCTTTGACAGCAGCCGGGCCAGCAACCACTTGTCAGTGTCCACCTCGAGCCGCAGCTGGGCGACCTCAGCAGCATCAAGCCCGCCGCTAGGCAGTCTGGTGACAGAACGCGCTGCTTTCTTGCTCAAACGCTCGCCTCTAGCCAGCAGGCCATCTGCCCTTGCTCGCGCGTAAACGTCCGATAGTTCGGGCGTCTCATGCAGCCATCTGAACAGGGTTGGACGACTTGCCCCGATGTCGTCAGCAATCTCGGACAGCAGTTCACCGTCTGCCAACCTATCCAGCACTTCGGCTATTCGGGCCTCTCGCTCGATGGTGTCTGGCATATCAGTGTTCGCTCAGTGCCACTGCCCGCCGCTTGCCGGCCCACAGAAAGGATTGTGCCGGTGCTGATCCGCGTCAAGTGACTGCCGACCATGATAGCGGTGTTGCCGGCTTGCCGTGGGCTTTGGGCCCGGTTTAATGCTCACTTCAGGCTGCGATACGAAACTGTTCCAGCGTTGCGCCGCCAGCGAGTGCCTCCTTGAGCCACCTGGGTTTAAGGCCCCTGGCACTCCAGGTCTCGCCGTTCGGCCCCCTGTACTTCGGTTCGATGCGTTGTCCCTTGCGGCTGGTGCTGGCCTTGATGGTGGCGGGCTTGGCTGTTGCGGGCTTGATGCTGCCATAGCCGAGGTCTTCTATCGTCACGCCGGCCGCTTGCATTTGCGCCTTGATCGCGTCTACTGCGACAGACTTCGCAAGGGCGACTTCGATCTTCTCTGCGATGACGCGTTGCAGGTCTTCGAGTTCTTTCGCCTTTGCGATCAGGTCATTGATACTCATTCTGGTTGTTCCTGGTAGTTGTGGGGGTTGAAGTCTAGCATTCTCAGATCCCGAATATTAGCATTGCAGCATCGCGGCCATGCTCGTTTGTCCGACCGTCCCATCCGGTCAACCTCTTGAACGCAGAGGCGTCGAGCTTGCGCCCCTTGTTCTGTGGCGAGACCGCTTTGTATGGTAGCCCGGAAAGCGTACCCAGGAACTCGAGCCAGATCGAACAGTCGCGTTTGATAGAACCAGCGCCCATCAGAGCCTCACGTCCTTTCTCACCGAACCATCGGCGAAGTCGCGCGTCCTCGAATACTACGCTATGCAGCGAGCCGAACTCCCACATGACGCGAACCGTCTGCATCGCCTCGATGATGCCCATGCTGGTGACTAGCGTGAGCCGACGATCAACCTTGTCCCATACTGCGACGCCGGTGTGAACTCCGGGGTCAATTGCGGCTATCAGTTTGCGGGTCATGCCTCCACCTCAAACTGCGGGTCATGCAACGTTACGCCATTACTGAGCGCGAAAGCCGTTGCGTATTCGATCAGGCTTGCCCCGCGCTTGACGCTCATCAGTGCCGTACTCTCTCGCAGGTTCACGAATTCGCCTTCGATACCCGGCACCATCTCCGAACCCTGGCGCGTCGCGGTTGAATGGGCACTCACGATCAGAACTTTCCATTCGGCAGCGGTTCGTTGCTTGCCGGCCCACGTCATCGCGCTCTTGGCAATATCGCCCACGATGGCGTGGAACCGTTCGTTCTGGCCGTCTGTGCGCTTGGGTTCGCTGATCCTGACGCAATGCCCACCCGGCGCCTCGGCCACGGCTGCCAGCGCACGGCGGCGGGCTTCTGGATGTGCGAGGACGAACAGCCTTGCCCTCATGCCACCCGCCTTGCGTAGTCCCACACCGGGCCCGGGACGGTGAATTCGACGGGGTCACTCATTCTGGTGCCCAGCCTTTCGACTCAGATCGATCATGGTGTCCTGGAGTCTGTCTGCGGATTGCTTGCCGCGTAGGCGTGCGATTGCGAGCAATGCGCCGCGCCGGCCTTCGTTGGAGCGCATGGCGAGGATTGTCCGCGCTTCGCATTCGTGACGCCACGCCTCGGAGTAGGAACATACGGATGTTCCGTCCACTAGTTCGAGCAGGGTGCAGTGCAATCCGCACACATGAGCCTGCTGGTATTGAGCCATCGCTTGTTTATAAAGTGGGGATAACTATTGACAAGATGTTAGTGACCGCTTACATTGCGCCCACGTTGTGCGCGGTAGCTGCCTGAGTGTCACGGTTGTCCGGCAACGGACCCCGAATTGCAGCGACTGGTGACAGAGGCGCTAGGAGGCATTGCGGGGTGGCTAGGCTAGCTACCCCGCATCTCCCGTGCTCGGGCTTTTCCTTGGCCCCGCACAGGCGCTCTACGGGGTGCTGGCCGCGGGACAGGTAGTTCGCGCAGTGCTCGCGTGACTTGCAGCCCCAGGTGTCTGAGCCAGGGGCCGGCCGGCCGCCGCCGAGGCACGG